GCTGGACAATAACGCCAGAGCAATGGAGACTCTATGAGCCCACTCGATTCACAAGGTCAATTCCGCCACAACCACGAGTCCGCAGACATGCACTCGAAGGCTGCCGGCAAGTCCTACACGCCCAAAGCCAAAGAGCCGATGGAGGACGATGGTGCCAAGGATGGCGCGACCGAAGTCCATAACCATGGCGATGGAACATTTCACACCGTGCATGATGGCGAGAAGACGGAGCACGAGTCCATCGGCCACATGCATGCGCATCTCTCTAAGATTCATGGCGAGGACGGCCACAGCCATTTCCATGCGCACCATGACGGCATGATGCATACCAGCCATTCAGCCAAGAACGGCGAGGAGCCGGAGCATCGTGAGCATGACGATCTTGACGGCGTGCATGAGCATCTGCATGAAGCGATGGCTGGTGGCGAAGAAGAGCCGGGCGAGAATGCGGCAGAAGAACCAGCAATGCAAGGCAAGGGACTGGCGGGATTGGGGTACTGATTCTGCGCAACGTTAACCGAGAATGAACAACCTTCCAGCAGGAGGAAGCTATGGCAAACCGCACACGCTTCGCAGGTCAGTACAGAGCAGTAGATTTCAACTATGGTGGGATCGGCGTCGGCGGGCCTCCCGCTCTCGTGGTCGCTTCCGGTCCGGGGACGACTGGTTCTGAGACGCTTACGGTTTATAGCGGGAACATCCCGCTGTCTGATGGAACCATCGTAAGCGTTCTGGCGACCACCGCTCCGATCAACATCGCCAACGCTGCGGGCGTGGATACCGTGACTCCGTCGGCAGTGAGCACCAACGTTCAGTCGAACATCTATGGCATGACTGCAACCGTAACGGGCACATTCACTTACGCGCACTATGCTGGAGACAGAATCAGCTCGGGCACGGTGGGTCTGCAGGAAGCGATCAACTACGCCAATGCCAAGGGTGGCGGAACGGTCATTGTTGATAACGAGTGGGTTGTGGAGGGCGGAACGGCTGCCATGCTGGCTGCTGCGACTTTGCCTGCGGGCGTGGATGTTCTCGACAACCGTGTCGGAGGCCAGCCCAACAAGACCTATGTCGTACTCAGCAATGCTCAAATCCTTGCGCTGTCTTCGACGCCTGTTCAGATTCTTCCTGCACCCGGCGTGGGCTATTTCTACAATGTGCTCAAGGCCACGCTGGTCAATGAGTGCGCGGGCACGGCTTATGCATCGGGAGGAGCGATCACGATTGGCTATGGGACTGCTGTGACAACGCAGGCACTTTCCGGAACGATTGCGACCACATTCCTTACCGGCGCAACCACGGTGAACCTGATCCAGCTGGCGGGCGCGAATCTGGCCAATACGACAGAAGCGCTCTACGACAATCAGCCCATCTTCATCAACAATGCTACCGGCAATTACACAACCGGAACCGGCACAATGAAAGTCAGCCTAACCTATACATTAGAGAGCAAATAGATGCCGTGGGATGCCGTGATGGGGAAGTGGAAGGCCGGTTCTCTCAAATCAGGGGGAACCGGCAAGCCTGTCAAGTCTCAGAAGCAAGCCATCGCAATAATGCTTTCAGAGAAGCGGCAGGCTGAAGGCGGAAAGACGGAGTATCAAAGCAAGAAGGGCGCATTGCGTCGGGCAGCGGGAGGAAAGTGATTGAGCATTCCGGGATTGTTTATAGGCATACCTTCAAGCGGTCGCATGGTAGATGTCAGGTGGGCACTTTCTCTTCAATCTCTAGGATCGAATGCCCCGGTCGGGTCTTTCACCACGTGGCAGATTGAGATTGGAAAGGATCGCGCGGCCAACAGGGAGTTTCTTGCAGAAAGAGCGATTGAGGCCGGTGCGCGCTACTTGTTTATGGTCGATGACGACACGGTTTGCCCAAACTTCACTCTGCGCTATCTGACATATGAAATTGAGAAAGACCCGAATATTATGGTGGCGGGCGGTATCTACGGGACTAAGGAATACCCGTCACGGCCGCTCGTATTCAAGCGCCTTGGCGATGGAAGTTTCTGGCACTGGAAGATGGGCGATGTTTTCGACGTTGAGGGAATTGGGACCGGCTGCATCCTGATCAAAACAGAAGTCTTCAAGAATCTTCCCAAGCCGTGGTTCTTCGAACCGGACGAGGCGACGGAAAACGAAGCAATTCGCGTGGGGAATAGCGATATACCGGTTGTTCGCCGTGGCGGGACCGATGATCTTTACTTCTGCCGCAAGGTGATTGGTGCCGGGTTTCGTATTGTTGCGCATGGCGGTGTTCTGTGTCCCCACATAGGACAGAACGGAATCATCTACACGCTGCCGGAAGATAGCTATCCATTTCGCAATGAAGCCATCGCAAGGGCTCTTGGAATAGAAGGATGGATGGCGGCAGACGAGCTTTCCTATCTTGCCGCAGAGGCGAGCAAACGCCGCACCATCATTGAAGTGGGCAGTTTCCTTGGGAGAAGCACCTGTGCTCTGGCTGCGAATACATCTGGAACTGTGATGGCTGTCGATACATGGGATGGTTCAGATGAGCATAAGGACATGCTTTCCGGGAAAGAAAAAGACTGGCTTTACAATGAATTCGTGCGCAATACAAAGGGGCTTCCGATCACGCCGATCAGGGCTAGGTCTTTGGATGCTGCGGAAAGATGCAAAGCTGATGGGATTCAGGCAGACATGATCTTCATTGATTCCAGCCATGATTATGAATCCGTGAAGGCCGACATTCTTGCATGGAAGCCTCTGCTTTCTCCTGGGGGTGTCATCTGCGGGCACGACTTCAGTACTGGATGGCCAGACGTGAAGCGCGCAGTAACCGAAGTGATCCCCAACTTTCGCACCGTGAACACAATCTGGACAACTGCCGCGTAGGAGGGAAAATGTCCGAAGGCTACAAGCGATACCAGCGCAGATGCTTGGCAGTGACGCTCTATACCTGCTGCGATCATGCGATACGGCATCTCGGGGGCAGTGACCCAGCCGCGATAGCCATTCTTCAGGAACGGCGCGACATCTTCTGGAAGGAGGCTCATCCATATGGGCGTTCTGACAACTAAGAAGCGCAATTCATTGCCGGGTAGCACGTTCGCACTTCCGGGGCGCCGGTATCCGATCAATGATCCCAACCATGCTAGGAACGCTCTCGCTCGCGTATCGCAGCATGGAAGTTCCGAAGAAAAAGCAGAAGTCCGTTCTGCCGTCCACACCAAATATCCCGGCATCGGGAAGAAGAAAGGCGCCTTGCGCCGAGCCGGTTCCAATGGATGAAGTGATCGAGTTCCCGAAGTCCGAAGCGCAGTTAGCAGCCGAGCGTATGCGGTCAGTCGAGCGCCAGATTCACCGCAAACTTCCAGCGGGGCTGCGTAGGTCAATCATCTGCCCATATTGCGGAGCGCTCAACTATCACGAGCCGGGCGGCCTATTCTGCTGCGATACATTGCGCATGGCAGTGGTGACCGTACTGGTCAGCGACAGGGCACTGAAAGCGGCTGAAGCCGGGGAGAGATCGATTGTCCACTAGCGCCCCGCCAGCACTTGGGCAACTAGCGACTCCTGAACAGGAAGCGCCTGAGGAGCGGTTCGGCGGCGATGGCTTTCCCGATCTTCCTGAAGACCTGCAAAAAGCTCTCAAGGGCCTGCTACGCAAGGCATTGCAGCGTGAGATGTATGCGCGGCGTCAAGAGGTGATGGAAGCACGCAAGCAGCGCTTCTACGATAGAGGAATTCAATACATCTATTGGGATTACGGCTCGTGGGGATTCGCACCCCTGACCGGATTTGGCGCTGCTGGTGGTACAGGATCATCCCCCGGCGACAATGGCGGGTATGAGGATGTCTACAACATCTACCATCCCTTTTTGCGTGCGCTGATTGCGGCCATGACGGCCAATCCTCCCGGAGCGCATATCGTGGCGCGCACCAACAAGACTGCGGATACTATCGGTTCTGAGGCTGCCGACCTCTATCGGGAATTTGTAGAACAAGCCAACGACATCAAGCGCATCCAGACGGATATTGCGCGTCTGATGGGCACCGACGGTCGAGTAGTGACGCGCGTCTACAAGGGCGATCCCGACGTTCAGTACGGCGTCGATGGAGACGGAAATCCATTGGAAGCCGAGTGCATTGAGATCAATGGCGTACTAGAATCCAAGGTTCCAATCACGCAGAATGATCCCAAGAAGTGGCCTTATTGCGTGATTAGCCGCGAATACGAGAAAGAGACTCTGCAAGAAGAATTTCCTGATGCGGTAGATGAGAAGACTGGCGAGTCGAAGATCACAGATTCAGGCGATGCGCAGGGCGAATCAAGCTATGAGCGCATGGCACGCATTGGTGTTCTGCAGGGTACGCGTCTCCTTACAGCCAGCGGGGAAACATGGTCGAATCTGATCACAAAGCACATTGCTTACTTCCGGCCAGCGTTCTTCCGCGCTGCTCCCAAGGATAAGCGCGAAGCACTAGCAGAAATCTTCCCTGATGGCGTGGAACTGATCGTTTGTGGAGATGCCTACTGCGCTGCGCGGCCGAGATCGATGGATGCGTTCATAAAAGTGCGGCACTCGACGCCCGGTGACGGCCAGAATCGCTCCAGCCTGCTGCGCGATATGGTTGGCCCGCAGGATACGTTCAATGATCTCTGGAATCAGCAGAAGGAGATTTTCGATTACTGCATCCCGGAAGTCTACATGGACGCGGCATCTCTGGACGCCATGGCGCGCGAGGAACGTAAAGCCGAACCTGGGGCAGAGATTCCTATTGTTCTGGCGCCGGGAGAAACAATCCAGGCGAAAGTCCTGTTTGGATCGAATGTCGAAGTTCCCCAGACGCTGATCCATGCGCTTGAGACGCTATCAGGTCCATTGGGCCAGATGATTACCGGCATGTACGCGCCCGCGCAGGGCTCTGGCGACGAGCATCAGGAGACGGCCAAGGGGCTGACCATTCTCAAGGAATCTTCACTCGGTCAAGTGGGCATTGCATGGGGCGCTCAGCAGCAGTTGATTGCAGGAGCCGTTGAGCAGTGTATCCGGCTGGCGGCATCAACCCGCGATTCCAATCAGAGGATTCCAGTAAAGAGTCCCGGTCAGGATCAGACCACCGAAGTCGAGATTGCGAATATTCAGAAGGGCAACTGGTACGCCGACGTGGATACCAGCTACCCCGATACGCGCAGCATGAAGCGCGCCATCTTTACTTCGCTCGTACAGATGGCGGATAAAGCGCCGGCCATTGCAGCAATGCTGGCGCTGCCTGAGAATCAGGAACTATTCAAGGAATTTGTTGGCATTGAAGACTTCGAGGTTCCCGGCGCCGCGGCGGATTTGCAGCAGCGCAGGGAAATTGAGGAACTGCTCAAGTCTGGACCGAGCATGCCAGCCCCGCAGGAAGTGGCGCAGGCAGTGCAGGGTATGGCGCAGAAGGCTATTGAGGGCATGCAGCAGAATCCAGGCGCACCGCCGCCTCCTCCGCCCGACTTGCAGCAGGTGACGCAATCGCTCATGAAGCCCACTGTACCGATTGATCCAGTCTGGGATTTCCATCAACTGCACATTCAGGCTATTCAGGATTGGCTGGCCTCGCAAGATCGATTTGATGAAGAGGCTAAGGGTAATTTTGAGGGCATCGAGAACGTGAAACTCCACGGAATGGCGCACAAGCAGGCTCTGGCGGCCAATACGGCCCCGCCGCAAGGTAAGCCTCCCTCCGTGAGCATTAACTTCGCCGATCTACCTCCCGACGGCCAGCTGCAGGCCGCGCAGGAAGCAGGAATCAAGCTCAATCCCACCATTATGGCGGCCCAACAGGTTGCACAGCATGTAGCAAAAGCCGCAGGCGGGGCGAAACCGCCGACAGGAGCACCGAATGCTAATGCTTGATGCGAAAGAATCGCTTATCTCGCCACGTTTGGCGCGAGAATTAATGGCGAAGTTAGCATTGAAGTTTGGACCTTGGGAGGACTTGGATCTATGGGCGGAGATGCACCCATCTCAGATTATCGAGTGGGAAAATTGCGGAATCCGTGTTTCGGTTATCGACCCAGTTCGATTTGATGAAAAGGGGATGCTGCATAGGAAATTCATGGGGCTACCGCTGGAATCAAATCCCCATCTATCGCCCTCGGTGGTGCTTATTAGAAAGAATCGCGAAATCGTTGCGGAAATCGGTCGCCTTGCTTTGCATAAGTGGGACGTGGAGGAAGTAAATGGTTGAAGAAATGGGTTCAGTAGCGATTGCCGAGCCAATTGAGAATGTCGGCGTAGATGAATCAGTCGAAACTCCGGTTGAAGGCGCGGAATCCGGAGGCGCGGTAACCGAAACAGGTAACGAAGGTGATTCCTCCGTCGAAAAAGACGGGTTGACAGGCCCTTCGGCAGGAAAAGGCAAGCTGAATCTGGCCGATGTCGTCAAAAAGTCATCCGATGCGCTCAAAGCCATCAATCCAGCGCTTCCAGCGGCGATGCGCACGGCAGCATTCGAGCTTGGATCCCTTTACCGCGAATTTCCGGGCGGATTGAAGGAAGCGGTCGCGCAAAAGCAGATTCTGAGCGAATATGGCGGCGCTGAGGGCCTGAAAGAGACGCAGGAAGCCATTTCCGACTACACGGCCCTAGAGGGGATGTTTGAAAAGGGCGATGGCGCGTTTATGGAGAGGCTTGCGGAGTCCCTGCCAGCGTCTTTCTCGAAGATCATGCCATCGGGGCTCGCAAAGTGGAAGGCGGTCGATCCTGAAAGTTATAACCATCATCAAGCTAAGGTTTTTGTCCAAACGCTTGACCAATTCAAGGTTTCAGATACCTTGGCACAGATTTGGCAGCAGGTTGAGAAGCCGGAGATCAAGCAGGCGCTCGAATACATCTGGAACCAGATCGACGGACTGCGTAAGGTGGGCGAGAAGGCCCCGGAGCGCAAGACGAACCCCCAGGACGAAGCGCTGACCAGGCGTGAGCAGGAGTTGGCGCAACGCGAGCAGCGTGCTCTGCTTTCTCCGATTGCCAACGAGGGCCGCCAGCAGATTCAGTCCATCACCGACCGGGAGATGACGGCAAGCTATAAATGGGCCGAGACTGACCCAAGCGTCAAAGAAGCCGTCTCCGAGCGCGTACGACAGGAAGTGGTGAAGGCATCTCAGAAGGATTCCATCTTCATGAGGGAATTCGACCGGCTGAAGGACCGCGGCGACGCGCAGGGCCTCTCCCGCCACGTCAAGAACTTTCAGGATCGCGTCACGCCCTCTGTCGTGCAGCGTGTTGCCAAGCTATTCGCCGTGAAGCCTAAAGGTGCTGGGATTGCAGTGGTCAAGAAGCCAGTCGCAACCAATGGAAATGGCGTAAAGCAGGAAGCTAACTGGACGCGCATATCTCAGCAACCGTCCGCGCGCGAGATTGACTACGGCAAAACGAACGAAGATATGATCTTCGCGAAGAAGGCTGTTTTGAAGGACGGTCGAAGGGTTAACTGGTAGTAGTGGTAATATGAACACGTCGTTACCTGAAGAGGTGACTGCAGTTGAGTCCAGGGGCCTGCCCTTCCGTCAAGACGGTAAAACGCATGCTCAATCGCAGTGATCAACTCAGAAGATGACCAAAGATTGCGCATGGAGAGGAACTCAGCGCCTCTCTATTGGCTGCTGCACAAGCCGCATGTGGCATGAACTCACTTGAGGTGTGTTTATGGCACAGGGAACAGTAGCCCAGACATTTGCCCTCCAGAAAGAAAAAGTCCGCCCACAACTTACGCTCCTGTACCAGTTGGACGATACCCTCTGGTCGGAGATCGAAGCGCGCAGCGACGTGGAAGTCGTGTCCTCGCGTCCCACCCGCATCCCGCTTGAGCTTCTGGCTGGCGGCACCTTCACCACCAACACTCCTGACGGCGGCGACCTCGGCCTCGGTTCTGCGCCTATCACCGACTTTATGACCTTGGTCCCAACGTATTTTTTCCAGTGCAGCCAGTGGACCAAGCAGGCGGAAATCTCGACCAATGCCAATGAGAAGGCAATCGAGGATTACTCCAAGCTGGTGATGAAGCGCGCGATGAAGAACTTCCGCACCTATATGGAAGCGATCTTCACGCAGGGCGCAGGCGACAACCAGCTTGATACCGCCTCGGCTACCGCACTCGTCGGTGCCACTTCCGTTCTGGTCCACAATGCCGACCAGTTTCAGGATCAGCAGCCCGTGGATGTATGGACTGCTACCGGGGGCACCTTCGTCGGCACCTTCGTTGTGCAGTCTGTTGACGCAGCCAACAAGACTCTGTGGCTCAGCGGTCCTTTGGGATTTCAGGTCACTTCCGGCTATGGTCTGTATGTCAAGGGTTCAGCCGGCGTGGCTAATTCCGGTCTGTTTGGTCTGTTTCAGGCTGCATTCAGCGCCAATACGGGCACTGCATTCGGTCTGTCGCGCGCGAGCTATCCAGGTAAGCTCGTCATGCCGCACGTCAGTGGCTCCAGCCAGCCCATAACCCCTTCCACAGCCCGCAAGCTGACCGCGCAGATGCAGATAGCTATGGGCGCCACGGCTGCCTTTGAACTGGACCTACAAATCAATATCGGTCCTGATCAGATGGCGGCATGGGAGAACACAGCGATTCAGGTTTCAAGCATCATCCAGAACCAGATCACCGGAGATTCTTCGCAGGACATGATCAAAAAGTACACTCCGCGAACGTTCATGGGCTACCCCATCATCAACAAAGGCATGGGCAACATCCATTCCGCACAGGGGCGGATCGATGGAGTCTGCCTGAAGTGCTGGGGCAGGGTAGAGAATCAGCCGATTGACTTCCTCGAGTACGGCGGGCAGACAGTATTCCCGCAGTACGGGGCAAGCGGCGGGTTGAGTGCGTCAACCTTCTTCTATCTCTGGACGGGTTGTAATTCGTTCATGGATAATCCGAGGGCCGGGTTTTTTTGCGATTCTCTAGCAATCCCTACTGGCTATTAGACTTAGCAGCCTGCGCATCGCATAGGAAACATTGTCCATACATGCTAGAATATGAGCATGGAAACCATTGTTAAGCGATGCGCAGATTGCAAAATCGAGAAGATGTTGGATCAATTTGGACCAACGAAACAACAACTGAAGTTTGGCGTTAGATCACGATGCTTTGAATGTGAACGAAAGTATAAGCAGAAGTGGGCTGAATCTAACCCGGCAGGAAGAGCCAATCAAGATGCGGCGACAAAAAGATGGCAGCTTAACAACCGAGAAAAGATCAGGCATTGGAACAAGGAATACAAAAAGCGCCGATTCCAAGAGCGGCCAGAACAGTTCCGGGCATATGAAAGAAAATGCCGCCTCAAGCGTATGTACAAGGTCAGCCCAGAATGGTATGCAAGGCAATGCGAACTTCAAGGCGGTAAATGCAAGATCTGCGACGGTCCTCCCGATGCCAAAGGATTATGCATTGATCACTGCCACGACACGGGCACTGTTCGGGCGCTGTTATGCAATGGATGTAACACGGCGCTTCACAAAATGGAGCGCGACATAGGATGGATCAGGAAGGCAGAAGCCTACCTGCTGGAGTTCGATGAAACTGGTTCAGATTTACCCAACTATCCCGACCGCCCGATACGGTGAGAATCTGTTCGGACAGCCGTTGTTTCGTATCGTGTTCTCTGATTCGCGCACGGACCTTATCGGTGGCAAGTGGCCCGATGGTAACTGCGAATATCGTGAGTCTCCGCGCTATCCCGCCTTGCGCGGTCAGTGGATCATGGAGAAATGGCTCTCTGCCGAGGAATATGCAGGAACCAGAGAACAGTATGAGCGCGCCCAGTTCGACGCTGACTCGAATCTCTATACCTGCGGCCCTTACCCACATCGCGGTGAGTATGTCTACTGCCACACGTTTATAGGCCAGCCTACGGAATCTCAGGTTGGGTGGGCGGTGTGCAATCTCAAGCTGAGTCGAGACCTTACTCCCGGTGCGCGGCGTCAGGGGATCACCGAGCCGCTTGAGAAGCAGCAACGCGCGCAGGATGCTCGCTTCTCAGACATCTGGGATAACGCAATGGGGCCATTCCAGAAGGCGGACGCGGTTGTATCCTTCGGCCCCAATCATGGGCGTCAAGGCTTCAAGCGTGGCGGCGATATGCCGATGGAGCGCTTCGATCAGGCAGCGCCGCTGCCCACGCGAGACAATTTCTTTGGACAAATCCGAAGCGAGCAAACGATAGAGAAACTGACAGGAGACGCAGATGCCCGTAACTCTCAGTGAAGTCAATGATTACGTGAGCCGCGAGGCCACAAGGCGCAACGGCAAGATCGTGCCTGCTCTTCCCGGCATGCTGCACAAGCTCTGCCATGATCCCTACTACTACATCTTCAATGTGGGTCCGTGGCAGTGGAGGCGCCAGCTTGGCGGGCGGGGAACTCGCACGGTGCAGAAGTGCGCTGACGGCAAGGAATACAGCGATCCTCTGCCGATGCCCAAACTCGACAATGAGACGGTTGCTTCGGACATGAACAAGATGGAGAATCGGCAGGAAGATGGCATCGAGGTTGTGGACGCTTTCATGATGCGCGGCTATGGATTCAGGCCGGAGCAATCCCTTGAGAACTGGGGCGTGTTAGCCATCGATCACTGGCCTCCGACAAAAGAGGAGATTCAGAAGGCGAGGAAGAATCTCAGCTTCAAATACGACGAATTGATTGCCGAGGCCGACCGCTATCAGGAGCAGCGCAAGCACGAGGACATTGGGGAGTTTCATCGTCTGGCTGCCAGGTCTCGCGGGCTGAACAAGGCATGGCTCAACGAGAATCCCGACCTTGTTCCCTGCGGCGCCTGCGGAATGTCGGTCATGCCGAACATTGCCAAGTGCCCGCATTGCCGCGCGACGTTGAATGTAGAACTGGCGCGCAAGTTCTTCCCTGAAGAGTATCGCCCGCAGGAACGCCCAGTCAGAGGATAGATGCCGATACCGCCCCCTTCAGCGCCGACAGTTCCGTTCGACATCGTTGATTCCGCGATGAACTTCGCACGGGTGCGCCTGAACGACTGTCCGCTGAATCTGTCTGGAAACCTGTTAGCCAGTACGCAGCCTTATGCGCAGACGATCTATAACGGCGCTTGGAGAAACTTCCAGCGCGATCTTGCTGACTTCGGAGACCCGGCGAACACGCAGGAGATGATTCTAACTCTTCTGCCGGTCGTGGCCAATATCGACCCGGCCACGCAGTACTACATCAGCCAGCAATGGGTCTTCGATGGGCAGAATTTCCAGACAACGCCTTATGTTCCGCTACTTCCGCAGGACTTGATTTGCCCGCTGCATCTCAAGGAACGGCTGGGGTCATC